TTCCATCATCATTCTGTATTACATTTCTTCTTTCATAATTTCTAACAGGGGTAATATCAGGAGAACCATCAGTTCCAATCTTTTTTAATTCCTCATTATCTTTTTTTATACTATCAAGTGCTAATCGTGCTTCGTCTTTCATTGTCTACCTCCGTTAATAACATATTCTCTATTATCTCCTGGATAATCGTCTGGTGTCAAGCCCTCATACTCTGATATGTTCTTAGTAGTATCTTTTCTTTCTCCATATACTTGATAAAAACAGTCGATAGGTTTATCATCTGCTTCTTTTATATGTATTTCTTTATTATCAAATTTCTCTACATTAAGATGAAAATGTCTCGAACCAATAGGTTGTAATTGTACGGTAATACTATCTGCATCAACTAAATCTTTCCAATAATCTGGTAATTTAATTATATTAGAATCTTTAAGTCTTCCTCTTACATATACATCTGCTTTTGGTGATTCTGTACAAATATATCTTAAACGATGATTTGTTTTTGTTGGATGAGGAATATCAAATGATTTCTTACTATCCCAATATAAAGTATCAGCTAGCCAATTTCTACCGCCAATGAATATACCTGCAGGAAGAGCAGCAATGTTAACCACAGCACCACCTATTGTTACTTTTGGTGCTATCACCTTTGCTGTCGTTCCACTAATTACCTTAGAAGGTCCAAGTGCTCCCATTGTTGCACTAGCAACAGCAGTTCTAAATCCTATTCCAAGAACACTGGATCTACCAATTACAGTATGATCCCCCATATAAGTAGTAATAGATGGCCAATGTAAATTCACATTACCAGGAGAACCAAGATAAGAGAAAGGAGAGTCAGGATTCATTCCTGCCATCAAAACTCCTTGCCATAGTCCCGTTACTGATGTTTTACCAACATGTAGATTATAGGCAGCTGCTGTTCCTGGTTTCCAAAACGTTCTAGGCACTTCTATAGCACTTCCTAGATATGGATTAAAAACATCTATAGTACTAAAATTTTGTTTAACTTGAGTCATTAGAGTTTAAGACCACCTCCACATTCACTACTTGCTAGTGTCATAAGAGTTTGCATAGACATATTCTGAAATATACCAAAAATACCACTAAAAGGTTGTGACTCATTAAATTTTTCACAAATTGCATTTATAAATCCATCAGAAGATAATGCTATATTCTCTTTACCTATCATACACAATTTAGTACCACCTATAGTTACCTTTTCACCAGCAGTCATTGCAATGTGTCCATTAGCACTTACTAGAAAATTACCTGCTGATCCCGAACCACTAGTTTCAATCCAAATATTTTTTGCCTTTAATTTTATATTTCCATGTTCAGCAGTAATAACTATATCTCCTTGTCGGGCAGTTATTGCTTTAGCAACTGCTTCACTTGTTGCGTCTGTATTTTTACCTTCAACAAGACCTCTTCCACAAATTTCAGAATTTTGACCTGGTGTAATTGTAGTTGTATTACCATTCTTATTTGCCCAAGTTATATGACCACCTGTGCTTGTCTGTAAGTATCTTGTCCCATCATCAGGTCCATCTTCTGGTGTAATAGGTCCATAGACAATCGCACCATGTGGATTTTCCGTTACTATATGGTCTGGTTGAAAAACTTTACTCATAATTAATTAAGAAACACAATCAATAACACGAACTATATTTTGCTGTTGAGCAAGAATTCTGATATTATCTTTATTATCACTAATGTCAACATCAACAATATTATTAGGAACTTGTGCTGGAGATTCCAATTTATTGAATGATAATACTGGTCTCACCTGTATACCTGCTCCCGTTTCACTATTTATATCAATATCTGGCATCTCAGTTATACCACAAACACTATTTAACACCTGCATTTGTATAATTTGCCCTTCCTCATTCATTTGAACACTTACTTCTAAGTTAGGTATATCAGGTGTGATTACAATTTCATCAGTAGGAGCATATCCAATTCCTGTTGAAATAATTTCAAGAGCATCTAAACATACAATATAATCAGATGTTGTACCTACATCTACATCACTAACTGGTTGATTATTATACCCATTACCAGTATTGACTACAACAATTCTTTCGACTTCTCCATCATCATTGAGTTCAGAATATGCAGAAGCACCCTGTCCTATATCACAAGGATCAATAATAGCAACAAATGGTGGAGTAATATATTTTGCACCTTTTTCTGCTAAATCTGCACCAATAACATGACCTAATTGATCAACAACTGCAGTCGCATAGGCACCATCACCACCTCCACCAAAAATTTCAATGGTTGGCATTCCACACTTTAATGGATTTGTATCACAAGAAATCAATTCTTGTTCTTCCTGCATGTCCCCTACTTTTGTTCCAAATATTGAAAAATCTTCAATATAATTAGTAACAGATTTTCCTATACCAGCAGCTGTTGGTATTTTTGCCTCTTTAAAACCATCAAATACATCTTTAACAGAACTTATAGGACCTAATTTAGAAGGATCAAAATTAATTGAATTAACTTCTGGACAATCTGGGTTAAGACATAAATATGATTCAAATCCAAGAATAGTATCGATTGCTGAGAAAACTGATCCTGCTATTTTACCAACTCCTCCTATCATATCATTTATTCCATCCAAAATAGGAGCTATTGCATTATCAATTTTTGCTGCCAGATTATTAATTAATGAATTTGCGAATTGTTGTGCAGCACAAAGAGGAATGTTTACAACTTTACCCACTAATTCCTTCAAGAAATCACCAACAAAATTTCCAAGTCCAGTTAATATTTTAGTAAATGTACATAAAAGAGCATCAACAACTTTTTGTACAATAGTATCTTTCAAAGATTGTGTAAGTGATGTGAATATATTATCTGCTATTTTACCAATCGCCTTTCTTATCTTACTTATTACAAAATTACGTAATCTTTGCACTACTGATCTAAGTGCAGTAGCAATCACATCTGCAGTATCTCTGATTACATTTCTTATATTTGCCATTTGAGATGTTATACCATCTATATACTCTCCTCCATATTTTTTAATATCTCTCAAAGTATTGAACATACTTGTAAGTGCTAATTTAATTGCATTAACTTTTCCTCCACATGGATCAGATGTAGATGAAAATATATTAGCCTCCTTCTTTGCTGCTGCTAATGCTTCACTAAAACCAATAGATTCCCTTTTATGCATCTTTGGTTCAGAATTAGTGCTATTTACTCCTTGACTAGTTACTGAATCATTCTGACCAGCACCCTCCTCTGAATTTAATTTATATTCTTCACTTTTCTCCAATTGAAATTGGTTTAATTGTTGCAATAAATCTACTGTAACATTCACTCCCTCAACAGTATCTCCAGGAGCACTAAGTAATATTCTAGATATCTGACCGTCTGTTAAAGATTCAAATACTGATTTATTGGACTCATCTATATTAATCTCACTTTTAGTAACTTCATCTAACTTTTTATTGTCCTCCTGTATTTCTGAGAATTGATCTCCTACGTAATTACCATCATCATCATAAAAGCTTATTGAATTAATTTGTTCTGCATCCTGTTCAGGATCATATTCAGTTCCTTTAGGTTTAACAGTACGATTACCACTCCAAGAAGTACCATTCCATATCTGGTATCTAGCACCTCTAGAGGTGTTTTTTCTTTTCCATTGTCCTACTTGTGGTTCAGCCATTATAATGTACTATTGTATGAATATTTATACCTTTGTTTTAGATTCTAATTGTTCGCTTTTATTTTCAGTATCTACTTTAGAATCTAAATTTTTAAATTCATCTTTATTAGGTTCTGCTGGTGTCTCTGGTGCACTACCTTTTCCTATTTGATGTGTACCTGGCTTCATACCAGAATTAAATCTATTAATCCTTTTAAAACCACTAGATGCACTTACTTCGTGATTATGAAAATTATTACCTAGAACATGAGTAATAACAGGTTGTTGTTCACCTTCATCTAAAAAGAATCCAATTACCCATTCACCTCCCCATACACCAGCAGTCATAGTATTCTTACTACCACATGTAGTTGGTTTAGCAACAATTGCCCATGGTAAATTATTATCATCAACTTCACTGCTACTTTGTGGATGCATTCCAGGTATTCTTATTTTTACACGTTCTCCCCACGTATTAGGATATTCCCAATCATCTTTAACTACTTGATTCTGATCTGTAACAACTTGTGCCAAGAACCATTTATATTTACCAATTGTACCTAAATTATTTTTCATTGTTTTTTAGTATATACCCCATAAGAATCACGAACCAAAGTCATTGAAGTAATAGATCTAGTAGGATCAAAGTGATGGCATAAATCAACGATTAAATACCTTCCACTCTGTACTGGATCATTTGCTCCTTGATCTTTAGAATCTTCAGTAACAATAGGAAAATCACAAGAAATAACATCACCAGCTTTTAAGTTAGGATTGCAAGGAACTTGTAATTTTAATTTTTGACTGAATAATATATTATATCTTGCTGTAGATTGTGTTTGCCATTGTGTAGGATCATTATTATCTTCACCAGCAACAGTAGGATTGTATGCTCCTAGATCTAGGATATCATAAAGAGTTCTATTAAATTTAGCATCCTCATTACTTATTTCGGGTTCTTCTACTTCTTTACCTAAAATTTTTGATGGTGTTAATTGCCTATCTTTACCAAATCTTGAGAATGTTTCTTCAAGATCAAAATATTTAGGATTGAAAAATATAGAACGAGTATGATATGTACCAGATTTCATGGCATTAATTATATTTTGATTCTTTTCTATTGAAGAAGATAAAATTTTATAATCATTAGCATTATTATCAATATTCTTTCTGACAGCACTTGTCTTATAATAAAATGCTGTCGCATCTTGATCTATTAAATTCTCAATTCCTCTATAATTTAAACCATCTTGTGTCTCATAAAAGAAGAATCCAACACCATTTAATACTGAAATAGATTTTGCTGCTAACCAACAAATTACATCAAAAACAGAATCGCTATTACCAATAAAAGAATAAGAATTAACAACATCATCAATTGTCATTTTATTATCATTTACCTTCAAATATTCTTTTATAATCTTCTTGACGTTATCTCCAATATTACCATCATATTTTTTATAAACTACTGAATCTTGATTTAACTTTGATAATGGAGAAACTAAATTAATTAAAATATTATTTGTCATATCATCATGTGCCATATTACTTGCACCATTTACCATTAATGGATTCCTAGAGAAATCAAGAACTCCTAAAGAATTTTTTATTTTAAATCCTATTTCCTCACCACCAGTAATTGGAAGGGCATTATAAATTGAACCTACCCTCTCTTGTCTATCAAATTTCTTATCATACTTTACAGCATTCCCACCATCTTTAACTGTTAAATTTGCAGTTACATTTGGAGATAAAACACTCTCATAATAATCGAATGAGGTAGTTTTACCCTGTAAATTTATTTCCTTATCACCCTTAGTAATACTAAGTATCTCATAATTTGATCCTGATAATGCTTTTACCATTTATCCCACCACCCCTGTCCATAATGGATTATTAAGATCTTGTGTCCTACTAGATGCCATTTCACCATTATTTCCTGATTCTGTTGGAACAGCAATATTGTTTATTATCTCCTGATTCATTAAAATTACATCAGGTTCAACACCAGAAATCTCTAATTGTTGTTGTAATTTATCAGTATCAATATTCATACCTTTAATTTGATTGATTATTTGGTTCCAAGTTTTTGGTTCTTCAGGATTCTTGAATAAATTATAAATTCTACCTTGTTTATCAGCATCAAAAATATCTAATGTTGTAGCATCAAATAATCCAGCAAAAAATCTTTCTACTCTACCCATTTGTTCTGGTGACCTACCCAACGCATTCTTCTCTCCTGTTTTACTAGCACCATACAAACTACCTCCTATACCACCTATACCATTTGCTATAACTGTAGCTACAATTCTTGCCATTTTATTAATGCTATTAAAATTATCAACAATATTTTTAAGTGCTCCTCCTGTTAATTTTCCATCTTCATATTTTGCTATCATATCAAAATTAATATTATCTATAAAATTTGTGACTGATTTTATCATATCACCAAAAAACTTGAATATACCTTCCTTTTTAAATTCTTTAAAATTTCTAGCTATATTATCTATAGCATTTACTACTATACCAGTCAATAATAACCCACCAAATCCAAATATTTTATCAACAATACCCATAGGACTTTTCAGTATAGAAGATACTTTCTTTCCTGTAGGAGTTTTAGTAGAAGTTACATTCTTTTCCATATCTCGTATTTCTTTTCTTTCAAGGATATTTCTTTGTATTCTTTCTTTATTGAGACGTTGTTTTTCTATCTCTTTAACAGAATTGATAAGATTACTTTTAATTCTCTCAGCATTCATTTTCAATGTTTTCATAGCATTAGAAACAGGTTCCATAATAGGATTTGAAACTGCTAATTTACCTGATGGTTTATTAATTAACTTACGAACTCCACTAATAGATTTTTTTGCAGTAGATTTTCCAGCCGCACTAAGACCTTTTGCAGTTGCTGAAACTGTTTTCATTAATATTTTACCTATTCCTGTTATAATTGGTAATGCCATATCTTACACGTATATTCCGTAAATATTTGGAGTCAATTGTCTATAAGGATCAGTAGGATTTGCTGATGGAATATTTGGAACTGCAGTTGCTACATTAGATTCTCCTTTCGGAACACTTCCTTTTACAATTGGTGGCATAGTTATTGTTGTAATTTTAGGTTGTCTTCTTGGATTTTGGGAAAGTTTTTCTAAAGGGATAACCATTTCTCTACCATGAAGTATAGCAGGATATCCACTCTTCGGACCATCTACAATTCCACCATTACGCATCTTTGGTATATCTTTATCAAGTTTACCTCCAGGTGGTATTCCTAACAGATACTCATTAGCAAAGTCACCAGCATTCCAATTACTCTGTTTATATCCAAAATCCTTATTTTTTCCCATTGGAACAATCTCTTTCTTAGGTCCGTCAGGTTTATTTTGATTTAATAAAAGTGCTCCACCACCTAAAACAGCACCAAGTCCCAAAAGTGTAAGAAATATTGGATTTGTGAGTATAGCAAAAACACTAAAAAGTGTTCCTAATATACCTCCAAGTCCTATTAACAATCCTCCTCCTACAATAACTCCTGCTATTAATTTCCAATTATTTGTAATGAATTCACCAACTTTTACTAATTTCTTCATATTTGCAGGATTTTGTAACCACTTAGACGCAAAATTAAGTCCTATTCCAGTACCTATTAATCTAATAAATGATAATATTTTACCAAATAATCCTTGTACAGGAGATGCTGCTTTAGATTCAGTGTTTTTAAATATACTTCCTATTTTCTTTTCTTTACCTTCTAATCTATCCTCTGCTCTACCAAATTTTCCTTTGGATTTTTGTTCCTTTATATTACTAATAGCATCTTTAGATGCTGCAATACGATTAGCAAAATCTAATGCAAGTGCATTACCAATATCTGTTAAAATGCTATTTGTTTCTTCTAATGCTTTCTCATGACCACCGACTTTTGATTCTAAATTAGAAACTTTAAGAGTTTCACTATCTAAAACACTTTCAATAGAACTAATAACACTTTTAATAGAACTAATACCCATCATATTATCAAAAACCAAATTCCTAATAGTCTGAATTTGGTTTTCTAAAGAACTTCCAGCTGCATGAGATGCACCCATAAATTTTGCAGCACTTATTGTGGGTTTAATAGTTGTATTTCCTGAACTTGTTACGTTAGCCACTTTGTTGTTGCTGTTGTTTTAAATTTTCTTCTTCAATATATTGTTGGAGTAAAGAAACATAAACTTCTCTTTCCCACGGAATCATGTTTTCTAGCTCTGTTAATGAGTATTTATGGTGTTGCATCAGGGCAAAGTTTACTTTATAGTATGACTCAAGATCTGTATGAGCCATACCTAACTGAAAAAACTTGCTAGTCCCTCCAATACAACTTCAGATTCTACTTCTGTCTTTGGATTTTTTACCTTAAACTTATGAGAAAGTTTGGGCATTGTTGTAAAGAATTTCTCTACTTCCTTAAATTGTTTTGTATTCAACTGTTCAATAAATTCTGACATTTCTTTCTTAGTAGAATCAGAAGAACTCCAACTTTCTTCTTCATTGTATATTATATCAATACATGAAGTAATCATATCTAAAGATTGGGCAACTTCACTTTTACCACTATTACTAGAAGCATCAAAATTATTTTCAATAAATTCATTCAATGATGGATACTTCAATTTCATTGAAAGATTATCATCAAGTTTAATAATATTTGTATGATTTTTATCTTTCTTAACTTTAATAGAATCAATATCAATTTCCATCTGAACCTGTGTCTCTCCATCATCAGGACAAGTCACATTCACTTCTACAGTTTCACCAACTGATTTAGAACGAACATTCAAGAACAAATATTCAATATCAAATGTAGAGAGTTTTTCGACCTTCACACCTCTCGTAAGAATACAATTATTCAATATATCGACAATGGCAGTTGTAACCTGCTTCATGTCCTCAGACTCCATTGCCATAACTAATATCTTCTCTTCTCTTACTAGAAAAGGACGATATTTAATTTTCTTTCCATTAGAAGGTAATACCAACTCATGGGTGGGAGTATTAATTTTTGGTAAAGGCATAATCTTTATAACAATTCAGTATTTTTATTTAGCAGGGTTATTTAATGTTTGGTAGGAAGTCATCACTAAGAATTTTTTTAAGTCTTTTTTCTTTATCAAGTTGATGATCTTTAGTTGGATCGGAACCAATTTTATTATCCCCACCTCTATTTAATGTTGGTGCTGTTCGTTCACCAGGATCCCCAGTTATTCTATCTAATTTTGGTGGAGTTCGACCACCACCTTCTATCACATATTCCCCACCTTCTCTATCTCGGTTGTTAGGATCATCAAAGTCCAATTCAAACAAATCAGGATTATTTTTTCGATTGACTCGATTATCCACGTTTCTGCTCCCAGATGAATATGAAGATATTCTATCATATATTGACTCATATGTTGTAAATAGATTACGACGGGTACGTTCTACATCTGTAAATGAACTTAAATTAGAAGCAGTATAACTTCCTTGAGGATTTACGACATAACGATCATAATTAAAAGTAACATTAACTTTTAATAATTCAGCATCCCCATATGATACTGGAATCGTAGTCATGGTCTTAGGGAAAGCATTAATAAACTGATAATCTATCTGAGAACTTATACTCTTTTCAAACTTTGAGATAAACATAGTTTGAACTTTGTATTCATCAGGATATCTATATCTCTTGTAATAATTATCAGTTAATTCACCAATCTCACTAAGAGAACCACTTGAAATAAAATCCATCCAACCCTCAAAAATTCTTAGATTGGTATAATCAGTATCAATGTAGAAAGAAAAATCAATATCAGTATATAAACGAGTATGTGCAAATTCTTGAGGGATACCCATGAAGTTATCCTTTACTTCACCAGTGGCATATGATGTAGTTGGTAATACAGCGTCAGAACAAAGAAGACCACTCTTTCTTGATAAAAAATTAATTGGATCTCTTATTCCAAGATATCCACCTAAATGTTCTGTTATCTGAGGATTTAATGCTGAAAAACTTACAAGATAATGATTGGATTGTGAGACCTTACCAACCAGATCTTTCACATCATTCATCATAATTTTACTAACAAGTCTATTTGCCACTCTAAATACCTTATAAGATTCTTTATATTATTAGTTATTTAGATGGCTTATAAAGGTAAATATAGACCAACACACCCCTCTAAATATAGAGGTAATCCCACAAATATCATTTATAGATCTTTATGGGAACTAAAATTTATGAAATATTGTGATAGTAATTCGAATATTCTTGAATGGGGAAGTGAAGAAGTAATAGTTCCATATCGTTCACCTATTGATAATAGATACCACAGATACTTTCCAGACTTCTACATTAAAGTTAAAGAAAATACAGGAACAATTAAAAGAATGATTATTGAGATAAAACCCCAAAAGCAATGTATAGAACCAAAGGTTCAGAAAAGAAAAACAAAATCATATGTGTATCAAGTTTGTGAATATGCAAAGAATCAAGCAAAATGGGAGGCAGCAAAAGAATTCTGTGAAGATAGAAAATGGGAATTTAAAGTACTCACAGAGAATGAATTAGGTATCAAATAATGAGTCGTATTAGATCTATAAGAAACAATCTAATTGGAACTGAAGATGCTGATGATTTAATGTTTGAAATTATAAGTGTTTTAGATGAAGGTGATAAAGTTCCAGAGGTAGGTAATTTTTATGTATTTGTTTATAATCCAAAAACACCCAACATTAGATACGATCAAAATCCATTAGTAGCAGTCACTGAAGTTTTAGAATGGGGATTCCGTGGAATTAATTTTCATTGGAGTCAACCTCGACAATATACATGGAGTGAAGTAGCAGGAGGACTTTATGAAGTTAGAGATGATGAGTTAAATGACCTTGATGCAATACCTTTCTCTAAAATTCTCATAAATAGATAAAAAGAATATAAATGACACAAACTGTTCTTCGCTATCCACTAAAAGTATTCACAGAACAAACTGACTATCTGCAAATAGATGTTCAGGAATATGTCCCTGTAGGTAGAACAGGAGGTCGTAATATTGGTGGAAAACCAAGAGTAAGTTTAGCACGTAATCCTAGAGAAAGATTCAGAAGACTTAGTAATAAAAGACCTATAAGCACTGTATTATTACCAATACCATCAAATCTTCAGGATGGTAATTCAGTTTCTTATAATGAATCTAAGATGAACTCTATTACTGCTGCAGCAATAGGTGGATTTACAAGCGTAGCACAAGCAGGTTCAGCAGATACAGTGAAAGGTGCAATAGATGGTATTACAAAAAATATCAGATCAGCAGCTATAGAATCAGGTTTAGGTGTGGGCAATGCCGCAGATTTAATCACAAAAAAACTTGCATCAGAAGCAGTAGGTATATTTGGTGCTAATGTGTCATTAGAACAAATAATGTCAAGACAGACGGGTGAAATATTTAACCCAAATATGGAACTTCTCTTTAGTGGTCCTACCTTAAGAGCATTTAAGTTTCAATTCAAAATGATGCCAAGAAATAAAAATGAATCAGATCAGGTGAAACGTATTATAAGAACGTTTAAAAAAAATATGGCACCAAAAACTAATAAATCTAATTTATTTTTAAATACACCTAATATTTTTGAACTACGATATAGACAAGGAGCAACTGAACATAAGTTCTTACATAAATTCAAACAATGTGTACTACAAGATATAGCAATTAATTATACTGGTGAAGGTAATTATGCCACTTATGATGATGGAACACCAATTTCTATGGTAATGGATCTAACATTCAAAGAACTTGAACCAATTTACGATATTGATTACAATGATCCAGATACAAACGAACCTTTAGATGATACAGTAGGTTACTAAAATGGGATATTTCAGAGAACTACCAGAATTAGATTATCAGTCATTTTTATCTGATAGTAATTCATCTAGCAAATACTTACGTGTTAAAAATCTTTTTAGAAGAACGAAGATACGTGATGATTTGCAGAATGTTTTTACTCTATTCAATAAATATGAAATTAGAGAAGGTGCAAGACCTGATACTGTTGCCGAAGAATTCTATGGTAGTGCAGAATTAGATTGGGTTGTTATTATTACTGCTGGTATCATTAATGTCAGAAATGATTGGCCACTGTCAAGTAAAGAATTATATGATTATTCTCTAGAAGTTTATGGTGATTCTTTGAATGATGTTCACCATTGGGAAACAAAAGAAATTAAAGATCTGAATGGTAAATTAATTCTACCTAAAGGTAAAGTGGTAGATTCTGATTTTACTATACCAAATCCAGATGTATATAATGCAACTATAAATCCAGTTGCATATGTTACTAACTATGATTATGAAGTAATAAATAATGATAAAAAAAGATCAATTTATATTTTAAAACGGGAATATCTACAACAATTCTTAAATGATATGAGAAATGAAATGATTTATTCTCCTTCCTCCCAATATGTAAATGATGATTTGATTCGAACAGAAAATACTAGAGTCACAATGCCATAAAAAAAGGGGTCGTGAGACCCCCTTTCTTGTATCAATCTGCAGCGAGTTGTGCAAAATATGATAACGTATCATCTTCTTCAGAAGCAGCAGCAACTGGTGTTGATACTGCAGCAGTTACTAACTGTTCTGCTTCACCACGATCATTGTCTTCATCAACAGTTTCTACATCTTGAGTGACTTTCTTGT